TCACCTGTTAGCTTGGCACGCTTCTCCTTATTAAGCCCATATTGCTCAATTGCCCCCCCAATCTGCTTGCCCATATTGGCAAACATTTGGCCATACGCCCGTCCAGGGGCGGTTGCCGCATTCATGTCCATCCGTGCTATTGCTGGGCCTGGGCCTCGTCCGTAAAAAGTTTGTCTTGCCATAATATGTTTCGTTAAGAGTTTTACCTACCAGCTAAATATCCACTACCCACGCTTCCAAGTCCTTCAAATAAACCTTGCACCATGCCTGCTTTATTGGAAGCAGTTGCCGCATTAGCATCCATAATACCTTGGTAGTTTTGCGTGGCAATTTGGCCTGCGTAATTACTTTCGGGGTTAAATATTCCTGGGCTTGAATTTAAGGAAAATCCAGCAGAATTAAAACCTTGTTGCGCCATCATTGGTGCATTGGCAGACCTTCCTGTCAAGGCAAAGAGTGGGTCAAAATTTCCCATTTGATATGCGGTTGATGCATTTTGTAATCGTTGTTGCTTGATGCCACGATTAGCAGAGAGTCTTTGACTTACCATGTCGGCAAATGTAGAACCTTGTCCTTCCATACCCCGATCTGCTGCACCTCCTAGAATTTGTTGGTCTAAGTCTCGTTGCTCTGTCTCGGTAAGTCCCATGCCAGCTGCCATGTCTTCAGATGCTGAGTCCATTATTGATTGCCTAAGTGCTTCTGCCATTGGATCTGCACTTCTTTGTGCTTCCATTAACTCTGGGCCAAGATCACGGATCATGTCAATTTCTTGGGCCGTGGACTTCCTTTTCATTTCGCCCTGTGCTGGTACAATATAATCCCGATATGCTTCAAGTAGACCAAGGCTTGGATCAATTCCTAATTGTTCTAATTGTATACCTCTTTCTAAATCAGCATACTGTGGGCGAAACCTAGCCTCGGACTCAAATAGTTGTGGAGCTAAATCGACCTGTGCTAGGAGTGTATCCCTTGTTTCTTGGCCATAATTTCTAGGAGGAGGGCTATCTACATCTCCCTTTTTATACGAAGGAACTCCACCAGCAGCAGGTTTTCCTGACCCTCCCATTTCCTTGAGAAGAGCTTCCTCAAATGGATTTATAAATGCAAGCCTTTCTCCTTCGGGTGCTTGCGCATTTAAGGCTTTTGCTTTCTTTTGAAGTTCTTGATTACCCTTCACTGCATCCTCTTGTGGATTCACAGGGTCAAAGCTAGGAACTTTAGAACCAAAACTAACTGGGTTATATCTTTTTGTTCTGCCGTATCTATTTGCTTGGGCAGATGAACCATAATTATTTATTGGACTATATGAATACGCTTGGTCTTGCCCGATCCCACCACTATTCATGAACCCAATCAAACCACCAAATCCCCCCCCATAATCTTTTGCGACATAATTAGGGTTGGGTCTTTGCCGAAAAAGAGCGCCACTTTTGTCCGAAACAACTTGGTTGTATTGTCGCTGTGGGGCTGGACTAACTCCACCTTTTTTAAAACTCGGTACTCCACCAGCGGCTAGATTCCCACTCCCACCCATATCACGAAGGAGTTCTTCTTCCATTGGGTTAATGAAGGCGAGTTGCTCACCTTCGGGTGCTTGTGTGTTTAACTTTTCTGCTGCTTCTTTTAAAGGATCACTTTTCATAACTTACTTTCTTATACATTTTTTCCCATGAATACGTTCGGATACTAGTCTCTCCGTTCGGAGTAATTCGTCTAAATTTTAAAAATGGTAATGGTGCTAATTGTTCCATCATTTCTTTGATGCACCCCCTTCCGGCAACCCATCGGATATACCAGGTGTCAGGATTTTTACAGAACCATTGACCTGTTGCATCCTTTGATCCGTCAACTGCTTTGACCATCATAAAGTACGATGGGTTTGAGCATACCATTCCACCAATCATATAGTTGTGAAGTTCGCTAAAAAACTTTGACTTGTCCTCGTACAATGCAACGATTTGCTGGTAGGGAGCAAAGCCCTCCAGCTTGGTTAGCATTTCTGTTTTTAGGTTTCCCATTATAAATTGTACGCTATGGTCATACCTGTCTTGAGTTGCAACTGACCTGCGTCTGACAACTGAAATAAACGAGTTGCAGTTGCAGGGCTTCCCGATATTAAATCAATGTAAATAGAATTATTTGCAACGCCGATATTAAAAGTCTTTCCTGTGGAAGCAGTTGTGTCTTGATATTGAGTAATTGGGTCTGGCCCTTTAACAACTAAAACAGATGTGCCTGTAGTTTCCGCATTTTCGATTGAAGCAACTACTCCACCCGTGGAACTTCCTACCACAGCAAACTTAGAAGACTCTGTTGGTGCAGTCGCACCTATGACTACCCTGTCATTTGTTGCGTCACATACGAGAAGGTTTTGATCTGTATCTCCTTCTACTCGGAAATCTACATCTGCGCCAGCTTCATTTACTACCACTTTCTTTTGAGCAGAAGTATCATCGACTAAGAATTGTGCATCAGTGTCGCTTATTTTAGCGGATGTAATTGCATTGCCCGCAATCTTTGCTGTAGTTACTCCATCTGAATCTCCTGTTGAATCTGCAATCTTTGCAGTGATAACTGCATCTGCGGCTATTGAGTCTGCATTCACTGCACCTGTGGCGATCTTTCCGTTTGTTATTCCATCGTCCTTTACTTGAAGATAACCACCTGAATGTACTTCTAATGAAGTGTTATCAGTTGTTGCATTTGATCCACTGACAAAGGTTGCTGAATCCACTAGCGAGTTTAAGTTTGCCGCAGTTACTGAGTCACCGCTTGAGTAAGTATTTCCTTTTGATAAAATTGCCATAATTTATGTTGTTGAAGTTTGTGATCTGTCTGCCAATCGAGCATCAATTTTAACTGCTCTTACAAATGGCCTACCCTGTGATGGTGTAATGGTTGCAGAGCATCCAAACCCACGAAGTCGGACGGATGTTCTAAGTGATGCATCCTCACTCTGTGCGAGTGCAGAACCAAATGAACCAGATATTGATGCACCTGTTCTCGTGGCATCGGGATCGGATGATGTAAAAGATATTGATGCGTCAGAAGTTGAGTCTGTATCTGATTTTAAATGTAGCTCACCACGGGCAAACATCTTCCTGTCTATAGTCTCCATATCATATTCACGAGTGGTGAGTATAGAATTTACTGCAATAGTCTCAGGTATTGATACACCCGCTTGTACACTTATTTGATCACCTGAGTCAGATCCTTCAATCCTATGTACACCACCTTGAGATGTGGTTATGTAAAGTGCATTCTCACTACCCTCACGAGCAACAAGCATATCACGAACATTAAAGCCTGTTGAATTTACAGAGTCAATCGACTCCCAACCACCATTAATTAAATTGTAAACAAGTATGAAATTATTTTCAGTCGAACCATCTAGCGGGACTGCAAGATAATAGCGATTGTCAAAATATGCACCAACTGCTTGATCTACATAGTCTTGATTAATCCGATCAACATAAGGTTGAATTGCTTCAGATAATGGAACTTCTAAGCCTCTAAGATTATATGCATCTAAATATTCGAGTCCGAATACACCTTGGTCAGATAAAAAGAATATCTTGTTAGCAATTTGTACAACTGAACTCCTTGCTGAACATCCAATGTCAGGAGTTACTACATTGACACGCACATCTGCTAAACTACCTGACACTCCATCAATTTGATGAATTGATCGTCTAGCAAATACGACTAGTTTATCTTCCGTAAAAGGTTCAAGTCCAACAATAAAATCAGAAGAACCACCTGTTATTTTTAATGCACCACCAATTGCATCGAATGTATCTGAGTCTAAAATATCAGATGCAATCAATTCATCGTTGTTTGATCTTTTTTGTGGCGTGCCAGCAGAGTCATAAAAGTATGGCATCCATAAACGCCTTTGATTTAAAACTGCAAATGAGGTCGCTGGTTGATGTACGAAGTAACTTATTGCCTGTGGTTTTGATAGTACCAAGTTTACATTCTGACCAAGCGATACATTCTCAACATCTAAGTTAAACTTAAATGTGTTTGCATCTGTTACCTCTGCAACTTTAACAGACTGTTGAGCAAATAAATTAAGGGGACTATCTGCTTTAATTATCTCTAAGTCCTCTCCTTGGTTTAATCCATGAGAAGTCTCTGTTACAGTGACCTGTCCATTAGATGCTTCGATAGCAGTATCTATTATATAACTTGGCACTGTGTAATTACCTGACTGAACTAAAGTAAAATCACTAAAGTATTGAGCAGTTGCACCACTAACATTAAATGTCTCACTCCCTGAGTCTGTAGATGTAACTGTAAATTGATTAGCGCTTGGTGCAGTGATTACTTTATATACACCATTTGGATTTGTAGTATAATTTCCTAATCCAACAAGCGTTACAAATTCACCCACGGATCTTCCATGCCCTGTGCTATTAACAGTTATTGTTGTGCCACTCCTACTTGCTGAACTTATCGACTTTGATGTGAGTATAGGAGTTGACTCAAAACTTGTTTTATCGCCACGGAATATAAAGACTTTATTAAATGCCTGTAATAAACTGCATCTACCCGATATTGTGTTACTACCTGGATATTTAACTTTATATTTTACACGATCACGAAGTCTTAAAATGTCGCAGATATTATTGGTAGCAGTGAATATATAGTCATCTGTGTTATCAGAGTTTGGATCAGAAAATACACCCGATCCATATACTTCATTTGCTCCATCATCATTAAGTGTAAAGTTCAATTCAGTCACCGCAGATGATGCGGGAAATGCAAGTGATGTAGCCGACGTGTTAAAGGATTCATTACTAGCAGTTTGTGCAAAAGTTAACTGTTTATTAACAAATGAAACAGATGCTAATGTTTTTGCTCCATTAGGATCAGTCGAGAATCCTGTTAGTCCTTCTATAAAAATTGTATTGCCTGGTACGAATGCAGAGTTTGGAGTCTCAGATAAAGTAATCGTAACCACATTGGAATCTCTTTGTGCGGCAGATATAGCAAAGGGTAGACGAATAGCATCTGCACTTATGGTAATTGCTCCCGATAAAGTAAGTAGACCTTTTCTTGGTTGCCATGTTCCATCCTTTCCCATTCTCCCATTTTGAGATAGTTGTACCTCGCCAGGTTGCAGTTGAGATGGGCGCAGTCTTGCATTCATTCGCAAGAATGCAGTATCCCCTTCAGATCGATACTGATCATCTAATCTACCATATGTGCGATACCTACTCATTACTTCTTCTTTATCTCTTGGTAAAGTTTTATGCACATGTAGACTAAGGTCACTGCACCAACTGCAATACCAAGGAATGTATCAATTGTTGACAATCCAAAGGTTGCTGCTGTACCTGACATTCCTAAAACTGAAACTCGATCAACCATCATCTACGGCCTCCGGGTGTGAAGTAAAATCCAATAATTAAAGGTAACACTACGGTTGCCTCGAAAAGTGCAATATGTCCTGTTGTAACAACCAGAGGGGCTTGCTCTGCTGGAAAACTGAGGAGTCCGAATAGAAACTCTTTTTTTCCTTCACCTGTAATGTTTGTTGTACTGATGAGTGGAACACTTGGGTAGATGGTGGTGATACAGGTGATGAACGAGAGTGTGAACATCCCAATAAGAGCCAGCATACGCCTAGTCCCACGAGTAAAAGCTCCACCAGCACCATCGTTGAGTGATGCTTGAAATTGCATAGCGAATTCATTATTCCTACATTCCCTCGCCATTTCCATTTCATGCTTCTGCGAACGAGCATCCGTAATCGCACCAAACACGCCTTTAAGAATACTACCCATTGCCGCAGAACCACCACCCGTAAGAAATAATGTAAGGAGTTCAAACATTTCATTTAGCCTCCATCTTCTCGAATAACTTTTTTATGTCCTCACGCCTGTCCTCAGATAATTTATCGAGGTGATTAATGTCCTTAATCTGCCCGGCATTTTGTATCTCTAATTGTCGGAGTCGATCCTTCATATCATCGATCTCCCACTTGTTACGCTTAATAAAAAATGCGAGGATGGATAGTGCAACGCCAAGACCAGCGAACATGTAATGTGTAATTTCCATGTCACCTCGCTCCTCCGTACCTTAACTGCTCTAATAGTTCTTCTTGCTTGTTTGCCTGTTTTTCTAAGAATAAAATCCTCATGTTTTGCTCGGCATCATCCGGCAGAGATCCTAACTCACCTCTTGGCCATTTGACCCTGAACTCGCTGTTCATATCGACCTCGTGGTGAATGCGGACATTTTCATTTCTTAGATCATCAATGTCTGATTTGATTGTAACAAAGGAGTACACCGCAAGAGCCACCGCACTGATAGTTTTCAACATGAAAGCGACATTCGCCTTCACAACTGAGTTCTCGCCTATTGCATCTTTTTCCTCTGTCATTACTCAGGATCAGGTGGTGACCATTCGTCAGTCGATAGTATAGCTAATATTTCAGAGTGGGAATAAATTGTTTTACCTTCTAAAAAACTTGGAGTCTCTCCTTCAAATTTAACAAAGAATTTAGTCTCTTCAACATTGTACCTAAGTGAATCACTTTCACTCTCTAATATTTCAGAAAAATCAACAGTGTCACCTGTGTTTAAAATTACATATTTTCTATTCATAGTTAGTTAGGTTGTACAACAGTTGACCATTGAGGCACTGAATTAAAAGTTCCTGTTGTATCGCTAGAACTATTTGCTCCGCTGTCCGCTACAGTTGTGCCTGTTCCTTCTTCCATTTTCCACCAATGATTTACTGAAAGAGCCGCTAAGTTTCCTGTACCGCCAGCACTATAAATTGCAGCTATTTGATCGGTGGAAAGAACATAATTAAAAAATGCAATGTTGTCTAAATTTCCTTGAGTAGGTAATGGTGAACCTGAATTTCTAGCACCTAAATACAAGTTTTGATCCCATGTACCGCCAGCGTTGTCGAGCGTTGCTGTGTATGGACTTCCACCTGTAGTGGTTTGCAGCGAATTATTAAGATAAATTTTTGCACTTGTTGTACCACTTGCTGGTCTGTCAGCAGTAAAAATAATATTTGACCAAGCATTGTTGGCTAAGTTTGCAGAAGTAGTTCTAACCTCAGTCGCATAAATGGGACTAGTGCTATATGAATTTGCAATGTACATTGTTAGTGTCGCTGTGGTGGATGAAACATAAGTCCAACGAAACTCTAAATACCCTTTACCAGAAGAAGCAGTATTACCCATTAAAGTATCTGCTCCTGATGTAAAAGTTGAAGGAGTTTTAACCCACATTGATATTGAAAAAGAACTACTAAAAATACTGCTGAAGGCAGAGTTGGTAGTTAGATAATCATCTGTTCCGTCTAGTAATAATGAGCGAGTGTCTGCAATAGAACCTAACGAAATTCCGTCATCATCAAAAACTCTCCAATTAGCACCATCGTAAATGATGTAATTCTTAGTGTCTGTTTCAAAGTAAGCATCACCTGCCGAGGGACTACCTGGACGAGTGGATGAAGTGATTGATGGTATTGTAGTTGGCATAGCTATTAAGAATCGTTGTTATAAATGTACCAAGCAGTTCCGTTCCATATGTAGAAGTCATAAGTATCCGTACCAAATGCGATGTTAACTTCATCAGTTGGATTAGTTGGTGTACTTGCTAAAATGTTTGCTTCGGTGTTTCTTGTGGTGACATTGAATATGGCGATTGCATTCAAGAATGTACCCGCCAAACTAGATGCAGAAAATCCGCTTGAAGTTAGCGTAACACTTGAAACCCCCGCGGTTACAGAATTTGGATTTGCAATGACAAAAGTAATAACTGTGTCTGACCCTGTGGGTATGCTTTGACCTCCAGCAACAGTTAAAACTAAAGTTCCACTCGACTGTGTCCATGCTCCACTTGAACCAAAGACTGCAGCATTTGTTCCGGCAACTGTGAGCGATCCATTATCGCCTGTTGTCGAGCCTGTTAGCCCAACTATACTAATACTATCGCCCGCACTAATTGCCACGCTAGGACGAACTGTTAGCGTATAAGTATTATTTACTGTCTGACCATTCGAGTCAGTTGCCGATAATGTCGCAGTGGTGAAGGACTCTGAGGCAACATTTGACCTACCATTACTAGTTGCAGCCTTACCGCCACCTAATCCAAGACCAACTGCTATGGTGGCGTATCCCATTAAATATTGTAGGCAATTACTGCACCACTTTGTAAGTCAATGCTAGTAAAGTTTCCGTATAAGACTGTTCCAGCAGTAAGGGTAGTTGCGTCCTGACCATGACAAATGTCATCCAGGTTAACTATGTTACTTGCTTGTGCTGCAAGGACACTATCCTCTGTTGCTTGGATCGCAAAGAATTTACCTGTCGTTACATCTGTTGTGTTAATGTAAACTCCTCCGTTTAGTCCAAGTCCTCTGTATTCTGATGTAGATGCCATAATGTTTTTTCGTTATGCAGACGTTGCTGCTGTAGTTCCATAAGTTATAAATTGTATTGGTTGAGTCTGACCTTCCTGTCTTTCAAGTTTGTCCAACTCACTTTGTAAGATTGCTTCTGCCTGTTGGTAGATTACTTGCGCCTTATCGGTTTGACCGTCACTCTGTAACCAATCGCCATACGCCCCCACAATTGCATACTCGCTAAATACATAGGGGAATACACTTGAGTCACTTGCATATTCTGGAAAGCCTGCCCGGTAATGTACCCATACAGGTGCGTTACTTGCTTGGTCAGGTAGAATTGCTTCTCCATATTCCGAGCTACCACTTGCATCTTGGATGTTTCTAAATGCTAATTCTGATGTGCTTGCTGTACCATAAGGGTCATTAGTAGTGACTCGAAATATCTCGCTAATAGTTGTGCCAAAATCAATGTAAGTAAGCATACTTGCAGTTGCAGTTGCTCCACTTCCACCACCACCACTAAAACTAACTGTTGGTACTCCTGTGAATGCAGTGCCATTATTTGTAACTGCGATTCCGTTTACTTCACCATCTGCATTAATAGTTGCAGTGGCTGCTGCTGAGTTTCCTCCTCCACCACTAAAAGCAACAGTTGGTGCAGATGTATAACTTGCTCCACCACTACCTACTTGTACGCTTCGTACTCGAAGGTCTGGAATGATTTGTTCAATGACAGAATTGAATGGCCATGCAGTGCGATCCCATGCCAACTTGCCAAAGCGATTAAAGCTGCGTACAGCAGCAGTTGATTCAGCAGTAAGGAATGAATCCACGCCAACCATACTTACCAGGTTGGTGACCATTGTGCTTACTGCTATCTTCCTCATGCGAAGCTGGGCTTATCGAAACCTCCAGATACGAAGGTCTTCTTTGAAAATGATTTAGCTTTAAAGCTAGGGTTATCACGTAGCATTTCATTGATAAACGCCTTATCCCCCCAACATCCCTTTTTGTATCCATCCCAGCGAAAGAACTCACGGGCAGGTATTGTACCTTTAAGCTGACCAAGTCCTTCAACTTGTCCACCAAGTTGATTCTCTTTTCCAACTTCAACCTCACGCTTTCTTGCCTCGTATTTCTCAAGGTCAACTTCGTAACGCAAGTGCTTCTCCAGGTTCTTCATAAACTGCGTTCCGTTACCTTGAGATGCTTTCCACTTTGGTATGAATATTTCTGCCATAATAAATTGATGTGGAAAAGGGAGTGACCCGCTACGCAGATCACTCCCCAAATCCTAATTGCAATTAAGCAAATTGACCTAAGTCAACGATACGTAATCCGATAACAATTTCTCCAGCAGTTGCTGATGCAATCGCTGCGTCTGTTACTTCCAGGATAACGGAAGCTGCTGTGTTTGTTCCACCGACAGGTTGTGACTGTCCACCTGTGAATGCATCTCCTGTGTTAAACACAGGTGCAGACATACCGTCCACATCAAGAGCATCGATGAACTCATCCGGGTCACCTGCTGTTGTTCCTACGTCAATGACGAGGGAGGTTGTACCTGCAAATGCGACACTTTCGTACACACCTGCCATCTCAACTGCACCACCTGCGGGTATAGTTGCGATGGTCAATTGTCCACCATTGCCGATAGTCTGTAGATCTTCATAGGTTGCGGTGTACACATGTGTGAAACCACGTCCTGCTTCATTATTTGATAATTCTGGCATATCTTAAATCTCCTTAATGTTAAGTGTTATTAGTTGAAAAATCCGTGTGCTTTTGGGCTATTGCATACCAAGCCACAAATTACATCAACGAAACCTCTGCGCCCGCCTCCTTGGTCTTCCAATTCAGTAACTGATTCGGATTTCAAGGACTGCATACCAATGTACTCAGGATCAATTAAGAGTCCTGCATCTGCGTCAACTGTGTCGCTTCCTGACGTACGATTTATAAACAGGCTACTTGCGACCGAAACCAAACCGAAATCACCCTCATAAATATTAACTGAAAGCGTGATCTTCTTAGACTCAGCATCCTGATTAACTTGATATGTGTTACGAGTTGAAGAAGACACTCTTGAGAAGTCAGAAATCTCTCTTTTCAGACTTGGGCCTGCAAGTAAGGTCAACTGTCCACCAGGCATTCCGTTTGCTTCGTAAAGTTCTTGAAGAACATTATTGAAGGTTGTTTCGGTTTGCGTAGCAGTAGTGTCATTAGCAACATTCTGATACTCAGCAGGTACGTCTGAAGGTTGTCCACCAACTCCTAACCATTTGAGAAGACCACGAGTCTTGTAAGGTGCGCCTGCTCCAGAGTCTGCTTGACGATCCTGTGCGGAACAAAATGCAGATTCGATTGAACGTTTGATTTGGCGAATACTTTTAGACTCGGCTAATGCCATTTCGTTTGAAACTCCGGCTGTGTCTACAAGCTCTTGAATATCAGATATTTGGAAGGTATCTCTAAATTTCTGAACGTAATTCCCAAGACGTGCGCGGTTTGCGGTTTGATTGGTAAAACTTGAAACATCTTCACCTTCATTAACGCCAGAAAAATCCGGACTTAAAAGCGAATCGGCCTGCCATTCAAAGAATGTTCCAGATGCTTTTCCTTTTTTTGCCATAGATACCAAAGGTGTAGCCTCTGGCTCTAGAATTGTGATTGTAGACATTATGTCTTCTTTATTTCCGACTGTGTTGTAACTGCTGGCTTGTGCCATATCTATATCCTCCTAATTTTGTTTTAAATTTATGCGATTGATCGCTTTAGTTTTATGTAATTTTGGTAGTCTGCTATATTGCCAGATTTCTCGAACTTGGCATGAGCCGCTTGTACAGCTTTCTTATGTTTACTTCCCTCGGATCTTGGCTTACTTGCACCTGCTTCTGTGCTTGCGACAGGCGCAGTTGGTTTCTTCAATTTCTTTGGTTGACTTGCATTTGCTTGTTTCGCTTTAACTGCTTTTAATCCTTCCACCATAAGCCCAAGTGCAAAGTTGCTGTTGGGTAGGTGGTCAACTAATGGTTTATAAAGCGGACTTTGCTTTACCTGCATGAACATTTTGTAGTCATCACTCTCTCCATCACTGAGGAAGTCGAAAGTTTGTACTGCTTGTTGGTCACTTGCTTCACGTTCCTTAATCCAGGCTTCTCTTGCCGGAGCATCTTTGCGAAGTATCTTCTTTGCATTCGCTTTGATTCTACGGAGATCCGCTTTGGTGTAAGTCTTGTCAGCATCCTTGACCACATATTCATTGCCAGCGTCATCGTACTCCACTTCGTTTTCCATCCCTTCGTCTGCCCATTCGATGAGCGTGTTAAGGTTCTCAACTTCTTTAGCAAGTGCGTTGACATCACTGACATTGTGCAAGGCATTATCCTTTAGGAATGCAGGTTGTTCAGCAGGCACGGGTGCTTGCTCAACTTGTGCTTGGAGTTCTTGGTTCTCAGCAAGTAACGCATGTTTCTGCGCGGTCAGTTTCCCAAACCTTTTGATTGCAGAAGCATTAAGATGCTTGGCGAGTTCCTTTGACTCCTCCTCGGATAATGAATCCAAGTCCAGGTCTTTAAACTTTGAAAGAACATCTGAAGGTTGTACAGGCGACTCATCTGATTCCTCATCTGATTCATCCGACTCTTCAGCAGACTGATCCTCTGATTCTTCTTCTTCCGTAGGTTGTTCTTCAACGGGTTCAGATTCCTCTTCGGTTGTGGTTTCAGTTTCCTCGCTTTGGCGTTTCTGCATCAAGCTTGATGCGAGTTCTGCCATCGTTAGGTTACCTTCACCTTGCGTTAAACTATCCACGGAGTTTTGAGAGGACTCTGAGTCAACCTCTTGAATTACTTCTTCCATAAGATCAAGGCATAAATTGCCTAGTGTAGCAGAATGTAGTTTAGAGAGCAGTAAAAGGCAACAAAAAAGCCCTCGTGACCTACCCCACGAAAGTCACAAGGGCATATCTAGACAACTAACCTATAACCAAAAGTTACATTTTGTAGAAGGTATCAAGTTCCTCATCAATTGCTTCGAGCTTACCTGTCATCATGTAGTGTCGATTTGTGCAGTCGATAATTGCTTTTGTTTGAAGTTGGCGTATTACTTCCTCACGCATTGCTTCTCGCATCTCGATGTACTTCTTGAAGTGAGGGTCATTCTTTAAAGTGGCTAAAGCAGTTATTGCTTCCTCTGGGTCAATCTCGTGGTAGGTTTTTCTTTTGCGGGGACTCATCGTTTTTTACCTTTGTGTAATCCATGTTTGGAGTATTGCTTACCTTTTTTTGTGGCAGCACGTTTCTTCTTGTTAGCAGCAGCAAGTTTTGCTCTGCCTGCCTTTGAGCTTTTAAGTTTCTTTATTGTTTTTGCAGGGGCATACACCTCGCCTGTTTCGGAAGACTTCTTACCAGATGCGGTTGTCCACTTCTGTCCTGTCCATCGCTTGAGCGATTTCTGTGACTTCTTTAATGCCATTAGTTGCGATAACCTCCACCTGCTGCTTTATATTGCTTCGCAAGCATTTGGGCTTTACGGGCAGACCACTGACCTGCTCGACCGCCCTTTGATCCAGATTTAATCTTACTAAATAATCTCTTACGCATGGTTGGCTTGGTATAGTTACCAGCTTCATTCACACGGGACTTGGCTTTTTTCTTAGCTACCATCTAACAATTCCATGCTTTGCGTGACCAATAGTTGGCACTTAGTTTTGTACTTTTTCCCTTAATACCACCTGACCTTGCACAATAGCTTTTCTTGCGAGCAGGTTGGTTTTTCTTGATACTTAAATTTGCGTCACCAAAACGAATAGTCTTTTTCTTTCCACCTTCAGAAGCATAGACTACAAACTTCTTTTTTCCATAACCAGGTTCACCTTTACGGATACGCCTTGGGCTATTTACTTTACTTGGTCTTCCGCTTGCCACACTTCTTCTTTTTATTCTTAGGTGGTCTACCTACCTTTGTCCCATAAGTCCCTTTTCCCATTGGCATAATCTTATCCTCCTGTTGATGCTGCTCCTGTTGTTCCAAATTGTGTGGGTGCTGCCCCTAGCCTACCAATCTCAGCGTTCGCTTTTTGCTGAACCTGCATCTGTCTTTGTTGCAAGTAATTGGAAATACGCTCCTGTAAGGCTGGATCTTGTTGTACCTTTTGTGCCACATCGGGTTGCGATAACCATTGCTGGAATATCTGCAACTTCATCTCATGGGCATCATTAGGTTTAACATTGGGTGGTACACCAGCATAGATTTCAGCAATGGTCTGTCTTTCCTCATCCATTGCTTTCTGTGATGCGGTTTCCTTGGGAAGCATAATACTTTCCGCAGCCCCCGGTAAAATCTGTCCAACTGCAATCTGTAATAATCGCTCAGTGTCTAGCGTACCATTCTTATCGAGTTGTGCGCCAAGTTGGGCAATTGCTTTTACACGCTCAAGCATTTGCTCTGGGTCTTGTGTGGCAGCATCAAACTGCATGTAAAAATCAAATCGTTCGCTAGGATTGCCCTTATCGTACTTCTGCATGTCCTGCATACCTGTGACACGGAAGTATTCTTGGTCAGGGCCATACTGCTGATAAAGAGAGTACACTTGATCAAGCACATGTTTGAGGTGGTGAAATACTTTATCAATCACCTCCTGTTGTTTCATCTGTGCTTCGATTGGATCTACACCAGGTGCGTTCCTACCAAAGTATCTATTTGCTTGTTCCTGTATATATCTTCGTAGCTCGACATTGGATACTGATCCACGAGGAGTATCTGCAAATCTTACCTCACCAGGTGTGCGGTATGGAATCTTTACCCCAGGCCCAAACCTCGCAGGTGAGCGACCCATAGGGAACTCGATGGGTGGTAAAGTTGCTAATGATTGTGCATCAATTCCGGCATCTGTTTCTGCCTTGAGTACCTGTTGTAAACTTTCAATCAGTTCTGGGTATGACCTTGAGGAGTAAAGTTTCTTACTTGTTTTCTCAAGTGTGGTTACAACAAATGGATACTGTCCATGCGAGTAGTCAAGCAGTTGGTGCTTGGCATATAAATCTGTAATATTGCTATGATAAATCGTGCAGTAAATACCTGGTACATTATCCTCATCCAATAGTCTTTGATAACAGTACACTATTCTAACGAGGCTATTCTCGTTATCTCTGGTGAACTCATCATCCTCACGCAATTGATAGATGTTTTGATCTGTGTCCTCGCCCTGCCCTGCTAGTTCAATAGCAGCATCCACAAATTCTTCTGACCAATTTTCGGTATTAATTTTAGACCTTAATTGCTCTGGGGTCATGGATACAACATGGAACATAAATGGCGACTCTTGTGGATCTATACAATAGCTTGGCCAAAACACATCCTCGTCTGGTGCAAGTGCCTTGATCTTTGGTCTGCTTACAACTTGGCGTGTGACAGGTACTGTTGTTTCTCCATCCTTACGCATTTCCTTTAACATTGCCCGTGCCTTGGACTTGCTAATATCAAACTGCGTTTTTAAAACTTCTGCGAGTTCCTCGTCCATACTTCCATCTTGGATTGCTCCGGCAATCTGTGGAAGGACTTGAGCGATTTCCTCCAGGCTAATGGTTTGCTGTTGCTTGAGTTCTTGGTTCTCGTACCAGCAGTAATGTACCATCATGCCCTTCTCAAATAGATGGTTTAATCCAAGCTCAACCTCTGGGTAGAACTCTTGCATCTTGGAATTAATTAACCATCGTAAAAACATAGATACCACATTAGCACGCTCAACATCATTTGATTCTGTTGGTGTGGCTACAATGTGACCACGTCTAATCGCATTCATGCTCATTGCCACACGGCAGGAGATTAACTCATCTGCCATACGGACTTCACTGTCACTCGCACTTTCCCACGGAAATACCTCACCTGTTGAACTCTGTGAAGCGTGCTTCTTAAAATCATCCGATTTACCTGACCATAAACAATGACGGGTATCGTAATCTCTTTGTCTGCGATCTAACCACTCACCCAAGTCACTCTGAGTACGCTTGTATGCTTCCGCAAGGTAAGCGATATCAGGCTCTTTAGATACGTATAATAGTTCTGGGTCGCTAGCTGAGAGCATGTAGCATAAAACTACATTATACACCTAATGTAGTCAATCTAATACCCACCACCACCTGTGACCTGAATGTCACGATGGGTGATATGTTCTGCTCCACTTACAAATAAATAACGCAGGCAATCAATTTGGTCAGAGAAGTAATCACTCTTACTCTCTCCTGCATATTCAAGCATGGATGATATTGTATTCTCGCACTGATCGGAGAAGAAAAGTTGTGGGCAATTATTATCAGTCATTGGTTCTGTGTCATCCCATGATAGTGCATCATTGATCTTCGCAATACCTGAGTCTATGGACACACCTGGTGCAGCACGGAATACAAATCCCATGTTACTCATCGTGTTAATTATATTACTCTCCCCTTCCTTTGTACGCACTGTGGCTGCTCCCATTCGTGGGTCAACTATTCGCTCAAATATCTCCTCACCATCTTCCTGTGCTTCAAAGTAGGATTGGTAGTCTGAGTACCCCCAACCTAGAGGACGTTGTCCAGGGCCAGGCTTGCCCACTGCTTTACCTGCACCATTAACATGTGGGATTGCCCATGCTCCCATTGTACTGTCAGGGAACTCACGATAGATGTATATCTTCTTGTCCTTCGTTACACCTGCCCATAATCCAACCCAAGGTTTACTACCACCCGGATCGCAAATAAAGTAACGTGTTACAGGTACGGATGGGTCTGCAATGAATGGTATCTTACTATGTTCAATTACATTTGTTTCACGCTGAAATTTTGGGAACTTTCCTTCAAAACTCTTACTTGGTATGCCATATAATCGAGCAAGTTTTACTTCCTGTGGTTGCTTACTGTATGTCCGTACAAGTTCTTTATAGTCCACAAAAGGACTCATCTCTGACCAAAAGTAATATATTCGACAGTCAGGCCAATTCGCAGACACTTGCTCTAGGGGTAGTTCCTTATCCATTAACGCACTATACTTTGACCTGACTGTCGTAGCTCCTTTCAATAAACTGTTTACGAGTGGTGTGTATCCTTGAAGGGTGGTGAATGTTAAAATTACACGCCCATGATAGTCTACTGTTCGACCACCTACTAAAGTTTCAAAAATATTCTGTGGGCATTCTTCATCCATGTGAATACAGTGTGCAGACCATCCCTCAAAGATTTGTGGGTCTGCCATGTACTGTCTGTAATTATTAAAGTATATCGTACTTCCTCGCTCGGCATCTGGTGTGGTTGGTGGCAAGATTGCTTTACCAGCATTAAATCCATTCTTCTGGGTGTATTGTAAAGAATGATTAGTTCCTTTTTTCTTACTTCTCTTGTATCGTGCAGGCAGGCTCTCGTGAATATAACGTTGGCTATCAGAAATTGATCTTTCCTCGCTGACATGCATAGAACGTATCTCTGCTTCTGGTATGTTCTGTGCCAAGTGGACAAGCAAACGAGACGCAAAGGTGGTTTTGGACGAACGATTGCCTCCCAAAATAATATGGATCTTTGTGGAGTCCCAATTCTCCATTACCCTACGCCACCCAGGAAGAGTCCAACCCCATTCGATTGGATCTTCCTTCTCGCTAGTTGGTTGGTCGAGGAGCAAGCGTGTAAGTGTTTCTGCACGTACAGGATCTTGTACAGTGAGTCTATCTATCTCCTCATCTGATAATGCACACTCCAACTCACCCTTTACATACTTAAAGTCATCTGTCCAAGGCACGCCAAAGCGTGCGTCTATTTCGTCTGCATAGGTTATTTTACCCACGATTGAGTATCTCTATCCCTACGATGATTGCTTCTTCGAGCGTGTTACACGGGATTTCTTTTTCACCAATTTGCCAGCCTTCCGTATCTTCTCCAACGTCTCTGGGCTTAATTGCAAGGGTGGTGGCCCTAGCTTTCTCAAGTCGCACTTCGGTAATTTGGCATGAGATTCGGATATCGCTCGCCCGTATTTTTTCCAGAAGATCGGATTGTAGCCCTTGGGTACTTTCACTTAACATTACGAGCTTGTTCCTCAGTTAATTGCTTCCATATATCACAGCACCTAACCTTCAAGTCAGTCACCTCTTTGGATAGTTCATCATTCTGCTTCTCCAAATCAATGACCCTACTTTTAAGAACCATTCCTTCATCTGTTAATCTCCTCACCCATAATGGCCAACTCTCTAACTTCTTTCCTGTGGGGGTATATATATTCATTCCTCCTCCTCTAGTTCCATATCACACTCAAAATCTATTACATCTTCTTTGTAGTACTCCTTCGCTGCTTCCACCATACACTCAACAATTTGATCATCCTCCAAGTCAGACTCTTCTGACCAGCGATGGATCGCATTCTTAAACTCATGGATACATTTTCTTTTTGCGTCTTTCATAATTTACTAAGTCAAATTTCCCCTTGCTTGGCATTCTGCGTGGTATCGATGTTCGATACACTGTGCCATGCGAGTCCACGGATAATTGATTCTTGCCCCAGAATCGTAACCATGCTTCCTGCATTACTTCTGGTGGCACGTGGCATTCAATTCCTTCCATAAAGTCTTCCATGCTAGTTCTGCTGTTTGGGGGACAACTCCATTCCCCAAGAGCCTAAGTCTGTCCACCCTGTGCTGAGTCCCATTAGTTGCTCCACCCACGAAGGATTGAGCTTCGGTGACCCTTGGTTCTTCCCACTCGTATTGCTCTTCTCCTGGTCTTGCAGGCCATTCATCTGATTCAAGTCTCTCCCCAAGCACTTCTGATTGCTCTCCTTCGCAGTTCT